TGCTTAGGAACACGATAAGGGGAAACATGCGAAACCAATTTCTTGTATCTCTTTCTGCTGATTTCTGACATACGTCTAGTCACATCACGAGAATACGAATACGCAGTCTCATAACTGGTCATGAACGGAGAACGGTCATCTTCATTGAATTTAACCAACGAAGGCATACATGGCCATGGCGACGAAAGGGGGCACGGAGCCACCCCGTAAAGCTGTTCGATGAATTCAACGGTCGGGACCGTTGGAAACTTACCGACTAAGCCTAAGTTGCGCCAAGGATGTTTCTTTGCGGTTTGTTCATCAATGAAGATATGGCCGATACAATAGTCCTTTTGAAGTCTCTTTAAGAAATCATAGCACACATCTCGTACACTCTTTGAGAAAGGGTTATCAAGCAAATGACCTAAAGCCCTCTCAGCGGCGATAACGGCATCAGGCCGTTCACGACTGTTAGGGTTGAACTCTTCAGGCATAAGCAATCTAGCATGAGTCTCGACAGGAGGCCGAAAAGTAAAATACTTTCCGTTACGGTAATGGACATACTTAGAAAGAAAATCAAGGTCACCAATGTATCTTGAGGAATGAATCCTCCCGACAACGCATCCGAAGAGTGCATAACTCTCCTTCAACATTTTATCAGTAACACTATCAGGAACTAGCATAAAGTTGTCATCGCCGTAAAGCAGGTGCAGGATAGGGATCCGAAGTTCTTTCATCATGCATCTAAAAATCACTTCATGAATCAGTGTATTATCATTGGCAGTGTTAGCCCATCCACTTTTCATCCCCTGAAACAACTGGAAAATGTGACCTCCAGGAAACGCCACCTTGGCATTTACCATATCACTGAGCACATCAAGAAATCGCTTACAAAAACTTGTGTTCAAGCCAGCTTTTCCGAATAACCCAGTGTAGAAGTCCTCTAATCCAGAGAACAGTTTTGAATGTAAATGAGCATCCCAACCTTTGATATCAACCGAAACATACCTGTAACCTTTAGGGGCCATTCCGCGATCCGCCTTGAAAAACGCAGCGAACTTTGCGGCACCCCCATGCATCCATGACATGCCTACAGCGCACCATTCAGCATGAGCATTAAAATACTCAGCGATAGGCTGCACAAATAACATGGCAATCAGCATTGGGGAAAACCCAGCATACATGATTAATCGTCCTTTATCATCCTGTCCAACG